ATTTCTGGCTTCCGATGCCCCGCTTTGCGCGGAATTGACGGTTATCCAGCAAAAGATAATCAGCGAGGTGGATGCGTATCTTTTTGACGGGAAGTGCGCTGATTTGGAGGTTTTCGATGCTGCGTAGCCGGGAAGAGTGCGAGGCGGCTCGCGCGAAGGGATTTGAGCCATTGTTTTCCGATATGGAGATAAGCCTTCGGGTAGAACTACAGCGGGAAACATTCGGGGAGGGCCACACGGCGAAGGAGAACGGGAAGTTTTATCGTTGGTGCTGGGAACACAAACAACACTATTGCGAAGAGTGCTTCCGACTTCTTAATGGCTATTCCGCTACTTATATCAGTCACATTCTTTCGCGCGGGGCGCACCCTGCAATGGCGCACGACCCGAGAAATGTAAACATACTTTGCCCGAGGTGTCATAGTATTTGGGAAAACGGCAAGCGGGAGAGGATGCGGATTTATGAAAAGAACAAACAAACAATAAAAAAACTCAAAGATGAATATCGTGATTTTGAAAGGTAACTGCGGGCAAGACCCCCGGATTACCACATTTGACGATGGCGGAAAAGTTGCTCAATTCTCATTGGCTACAACGGAAAGAGGATTCAAGGCCGCTGACGGTAGGGAAATTCCGGAACAAACCGACTGGCACAATATCGTGGTCAAGAAAAAGGGCCTGGCCGGTGTGTGCGAGCAATATGTTAAGAAGGGAACTCCGCTACTGATTGAGGGGAGAATCAAATACAGGAAGTTCACCGGAAACGATGGCGTGGAGAAATCCATTTGCGAGATTGTTGCGGATGAAATCGAATTGCTCGGCCAGAAGCGAGAGGGCGCGCCCGCCCCGGAACCCGAACCGGAAAGGGCAAAAAGAAGTGACGATTTGCCGTGGGAATAGTATGCAGATAGATAAAAAGTATTTTGACGCAGAGCAGCACGAGGTGTTCAAGGCCCTTTCGGTTAAGCAGCCGTATGCGGACTTGCTCACCCGCGCTGCGTGGCGTGACGAGGACGGGGAATATCACGCGAGCAAGACGATTGAACTTCGCTCGAAAAATACTTCTTACCGTGGTGACTTGCTGATTTGTTCCAGCGCGAAGCCCGTGCTGGCAGCGCACGAATCAGGCGTTACTTGCGGCTTTGTGGAGTTGTACGATGTCAAGCCCATTGAGGATTTCACGGAGGATGATTGGGCTGCGACTTGTATTCCTGATAATGAACGTCCGCGAAAGGGCTACGGATGGCTTATGCGTAATCCTCGCAGGGTAGTGGAAATGCCTATCAAGGGGCAACTCGGAATTTACAACTTGATTGTCCCGAAGGGAGATATAACAGAGTATCCCCGCGTCCTCAAATTTGGGGATAAGGGAATGAAAATTGTCGATAAAATAGCGAAAAAGTGATGGAACACTGGAAAAGCAAACTAACTCCGTTTGACGCTGAACTTGCCGTAATGGTCGAGTCGCTGACCGGGAAACCGTGCGAACTATGCAACGGGGACGGGCACTATTTCTTTGAAGTGAATTATTCGCTTCATAACGATCCTGACTATATCAATGCGATTATTCAATCCATAGAAGGCCGTTTGGGTGGCAGGCTGATTTCAGTCAATGATGATGCTGACCGCCAGGCCCTGATGGTGCGCGTCCAGTTCTCGGAAGAAAATTATCCAGGGCTGATTGCAGCAGAAAAGAATGGGAAGGCCCAAATCGAGTGCGGCCTTACCTACTGCAAGAAGATGGAGGAAGTCAAGGCCGTGCAGGTAAAGCCTGGCAACGCATCAAGACTTATTCGTTTTGTGGGAAACGGGGAAATGGAAATCCCGAAGTCGGGCGAGTGCGTCTTTCACTTCCTCAATGCCTGCGGCACGGTTTATGCTCACGCGAAGGAGGGCTACTATGTGGTTTATCGTTCCCCGGAGCATTACGCGATTGTCGATCAGGAAACTTTTGAACGCGAGTACGAGTTGAAATGAATTGGAAATGCAAAGATTGTTTTAATTTTGTGCTGTCCGATTGGAGTGGTTATCAGAAAGTGTGTAAACTTGATGGTATGCCATACCTGCCAAATAGTCCGGCCTGCATATCAATAGAGTTATCAGCCCGCGACAAGCGGGAAAGTTTAACCAAATAACAAAAAACATTATGAAAAAATTTCTTTTTCTCTTGTTTCCCTTCGGCCTAATGGCATTGATGCTAACGGGCTGCAAGGAAAGTCCACCGGAGTTCCAATTGGACTTTGTTGGAAATGTGGTAGAAGCGAAAACGCATACCACAACCGATTTCAAGGTTGCAACGACCAACGTCGAAAGCACCTATTTCGCGGCAGGCGAAGTCTTGGCCTATCCCAAGTTGACGCAGGCCGAGTACCCGGATGCGTACAAGTGGGTAAAGGATAAAGCGTTTGTTAATGTCCCTAACGGATCTACCTACGATATTTCCGTAACTGGCTATATCGAGTGGTATGGCGTTAAACTGACTATTGATGAACACTGGAAGAGTAACAATGTGCTGGCGTTAAGGGATATGAATATTGAACCCAAAATGCCTATTGCGATTCTTCCATACCAAAAGCGACTTTTCGCGCATTGCGATTATACAAATTCCCCGTGTGTTTAACTTTGATTATGTCGGCTACTGATTGATAGTTTGTGGGAAAATAACGGCGGGCCTTTTAAGCCAGAACCGAATTTCATTGTATGATCGTAATATGTCTGCCTGGGATATTCACTCCCAGGCTTTTGTCATTTAATAAATTATACCTATCTTTGCAATCGAAGCGTGCAGAGTCGATTGAGAAATCCACGAGCAGGGCAAATCTTATACGCGCATATTCGTCACTACTATACCAAACTTTCTTCATATCGCACCTGCTACACGCCTTATTTGAAATAGAAATATTATGGGAATCGTGAAAAGGGAAATCGCGCCCCAAAGAAAGAAGCGCGAATCTTGGTCTGAAGAGAAAGTGGCCGTTATCTGCAAGGAAATCGCTGCCGGCAAAACCTATGAACAAGCATTCACTCGCGCAAGGGTAGCAAAGTCTGCTTTCTACGCGAGATTGAAGTCCGATATGGACTTTATGGACGCAGTTAAAAATGCAGAAGCCGAGTTTGCTGAATACTTCGATTCAAATATAGTCCAGACTTGCAAGCGTTCATTGTGTGAACTCATCACGGGGTATGAGTATGATGAGGTAACAACTAAAACATATCCTCGACCCGGAAATCCGAAGGTTACAATCACGGAAAAGAAAGTCGCTCACAAGAGGGTTGCACCGAATGTTACCGCGCTTATCTTTACATTGTGTAATAGAGATCCAGAACACTGGCAAAATCGCGTTACCCAGGATGTGAACGGGAAGATGGAGGTGGAGAATAAGGGAAGCGGAGTATCATTGGCAAATGTCCCGGACGATTTGTTAGCAAAGGTTATTGACGCGATAAACGGGAAATAATGGCATTTGAAAAGACGGATGGCCCCGGGCCGGATGAAGATATTATTGTTATTCATTTGGGGCGCACTGTGTCCGAATTGGAATATAAGGCCGTTGTAGATTCTGTTATTGCATTTATGAACAAGCGATGGCCGAACGGCCAATACTCAATACCGAATTGATGGACGTTGATACGATGCAAATAACCCGGGCGTTGTCTGAACGCCCGGAATTGTTCTTACAAGAGGGGGCGCGTCGCAATCTTCTTTGGTTTGCGCAGTATATGGACGATAAGTTTCAGGCTACATCGTTCCATAGGGCATACTACGAGATACTTGATAGGTTCGCAAAGGGGCAGATAAGAAGGTTGATTATTGAGGCTCCACCCCAGCACGGAAAAGCGTTGCTGACGGAAACTCCCGTCTTGACTACAAAAGGCTGGAAGCGGCATATTGACTTGTGCCCTGGAGATTATGTGTTCGGGTTGGATGGTAAACCGAAACTCGTCAAGTGGAATAGCGGAAAGCAGATTTGTGATTGTCAAAGTGTTCAGTTTGCTGATGGATTCAGTCTAATCGCTGCGCGTCAGCACGAATGGATTATATTTGCAGACCACGACGATCATAGAGGAAGAGTTGAGGAAGTCGTTGAAACGCAAAATATATTCTCTCGCAGACATAGAAGGAGTCCTTTCATTCCTGCGGATGCCGTAATTGAGCGCGCAGATAGTAAATTACCGATTGATCCATACTTGCTCGGAGTATGGCTTGGGGACGGAAATTCCTATGATGGATGGATTTCTTGTGGCGCACAAGATATAGAGCATTTGCGACCTTATGCAAGTTTTATAAAGGAAGATAAAACTGCTTTTCGTTTGCATCTTCGAGGGATTGAAACGAAAGAACTTCGCGAACTTGGTGTATTGATGAATAAGCATATTCCTGTGCAATATCTACTTTCGTCCAAGCAGCAGAGAAGTAAGTTGCTGCGTGGATTGATGGACACGGATGGATGCGTTAATGAGCGCGGAACTTGTGAGTTCTGTCAAAAGGAAGGCAAATTAGCAGACGATGTATATGTCCTTTTAAGGACGCTGGGTTATAAGCCTACACGACACAAATATACGGCTCGATTATATGGCAGGGATTGTGGTATAAAGGTGCGCATCTGCTTTCATCCTGATAAGGGCGATAAGATATTCAATCTGACAAGAAAGCAGGAACGCATTGATAAGAAAAGCAGGAATGACCGAGCAGATAAGCGAAAATTCTTCATATCCTCTGTCGAGGATTGTGGAAAACACATCGTTAATTGTATAGAAGTGGAAGGCGGTCTATATTTGGCCGGATATGAACTTGTCCCTACGCACAATTCACAAGGGTCAAGCCGCTTTCTTCCTGCAGATATGCTCGGTCTGAATCCAGACTTGAAGATCTGCATCTGCTCCTATGCTGCAACCATAGCAAAAGACTTCAATAGGGATGTGCAGCGCATAATTGACTCGGACGAATATCGTAGGGTGTTTCCCGAAACGAGATTGAACGGAGATAATGTGGTTACAATCTCAACAAATTATCTCCGCAATTCTGATGTGTTTGAAATCGTGGGGCATCGCGGCTCGTTGAGGGTTGTCGGACGGGGTGGCTCGCTTACCTCAAAGACCGTAGATGTAATGATATATGATGACCTTTATAAAGATTCCCAAGAGGCGAACAGCCCCGTAGTCAGGGAGGGTGCGTGGGACTGGTTTACGAAGGTCGCTCAATCCCGTCTGCATAATGACTCGCAAGAGTTAATTGTTTTCACGCGCTGGCACCCGGAAGATATAATCGGCAAACTGATCGAGTCGAAGAAAATCATCTATGCAAAGAATTGGTCTGACCTCGAAAATGTCCCCGCGAATGCCTGGGTACTTGTGAACTTTGAAGCAATAAAGACAGGCGAACCTACCGAGATAGATCCGCGCAAGGCCGGAGAGCCATTGTGGGGAAGCAGACACTCCATTGAACGGCTGCTCGACCAAAAGGAGTTAGATCCAAGTGGATTCCAGTGCTTGTATCAGGGAAACCCCGGAAGTGCGGAAGAATTATTGTACCAGCCTTTCAAGACCTGGGTGGAGAAAACGGACTACGGACAGTATATCCGTTCCGGCTGCTATATTGATGTTGCGGACGAGGGCGATGATTTTCTCTTCGCTGCGACTTATGACATAGTGAAAAGCCCGAATCAATTTTATAACGAAAAGACGCGACGGTTCGAGCCGTTACTTTTTGCGCTGATAACTGGCATCGAATACACGGACGAATCAACGGATGTTACAACGATAACCGTTCCACGTCTTATCAACGATAACGGTACGCAGAAGGCGTGGGTAGAATCTAATAACGGCGGTAGTCAGTTCGAAAAGACGATCAAGAAGAAAGTGCGCGCCCTGACTGTCCCGTTCTACCAGGGCGCAAACAAGGAGAGCCGCATCATAACGGATGCGCCCTTCGTGAACCAGCATATCATTATGCCTTTCGGGTGGGAGAGCCGTTACCCGAAGTTTTACAAGCATATCACTGGATTCCTTCGCAAGTTTGATGCGAATGCGCACGATGACGATGCGGACGGTCTGACGGGAATCTACGAGAAGGAAATTGCAGATGGGAACGCGAAGCCGTACAACGCAACCAATCGTGGTATCAGAGTGCATTAGGCAATTTGAGGCAGATTTTACGCGAGTATAGACAAAAGACGATAAATAACATATTTTTCATTTTTATCGCGCTAAAATTAGCGATTTAAAAAAAATAACTATATTTGCACCGAAGCGGCAAAGGGTCAGCCGTTAAATTTCATTAACAACTTAAAACAAAACGATTATGTCTTTGATTTGTCAATGCCCCGCTGCCGCAGCCCTTACCACTATTCCGAAGGTCGCTTGCGCCGAGAATTTCGGGCAGATTCAGAAGGTAGCCTTCCAGCGTCTTACGATTGCTGACGGTACTCCCAACGTTATGACTGAAGCGAGCGTCAAACTGCTTGCTACCTGGACTCCCCTGCTGACTTCCGCTACCGGAACGAAGATTGTGGTTTCTCCTTACATTAACGCTCCCGCAGACTCCGGCGGCGATGCCCGTATGACGAGTGGCGGTAACGATGATCTGGGCGGCATCCCCCAGGTGCTGGGTGGTAACCCCGTTCAGTTTGAAGGTTCTCTCCGTGCCGTTCCCCAGTCCGTCATCAAGATTATGAAGGAACTGCAGTGCGAGGCCCAGGCTGGCAACCTCGGTGTTTTCCTTTTCGACGAGAACGGAAATATCGAAGCCATTTTTGACGGAACGAATGTTAAGCCCATTCCCGTCCGTGCCCTGTTCGTGGGCAGCAAGATTCACGGCAACTTCGATGCGAAGGATTCCAACGCGATTTCCTGGCAGTACCCCGACAACTACTCGGACGATCTGAAGATTTACAAGCCGACTGATTTCAACCCTCTTACCGACCTTTAGTGTATGAATGCCAAGACAACGATGGTAATGTTGTCGGCAGGCAGCATTACGCAAGAGTTCGAGTACTCGCACGCTGAAAGGATTTTGCAGTTGAGAAGGAACGGAGGATGGCATCTTCCGGCAAATTCAAAATTCGAGTTTATAGACAATGGGCTACGCCGCAGACAAGATAAGAAAGAAGATAGCGGAAAATAAGCGTTCTGCTACTTTGAGCCGCGCGAAACTGCATCAGATGCGTATCAAGTTTCACACGGTCAAACGCATTACCGCTTTCAATTCTCCGTATATTTCTATTCCACTGACGCAATTCCTTGCGATGGTGGAAAATATCTTGCCGCACGATAAGTTCGTTCTCTTTAAGGCACTTTTCCGTTATCCCATTAAGACGAATGAGATAACGGAAGTGTGCTTTGCGAAATTGAGCCGTGTATTCGACGGGCGCAACCCTGCGTATGACTATCAGTTCTCTACTCCGGCCCTCCGGGATGACTGGGAAGATTACCGCTTGAACAAGTTGAACGAGCCGGAGGTTTGGTCGACAAAGGGGTGGGAGTTTTTCAAATCTGAAATCAACTCCGTTCTTATTGTCGATGTAGCACGAGAGCAGAACACTGAATTTCCAGAGCCGTACTTCTATTGGCTTCCCATTGACGATGTAATCACTTACGAGGCAGACCCAACTACGGGGCAGATGGACTTCATCGTATTTCGCAGGCGTGATGAAATCGTAGTCCTGGACGATGAAACTTACCGAGTATGGAGGGATGAAAGGCATACCGGGATGATTGACGGTATGCCGATTGTTGAAGCCCCGCACGATCTTGGCTATTGCCCGGCCCGTTTCTTCTGGAATGAGCCTATCTCGCTGGAAGATCCTGATGTCAAGGCATCTCCGTTATCTGCGGAATTGGAGTCGCTTGACTGGTTTGAGTTTTTCCATATCAGTAAACGTCAACTCGATTTGATGGGTGCATATCCCATTCTTTCGGGTTATGAGCAAAGTTGCGATTTCACTAACGCCGAAAATGGGGATTATTGCGACGGCGGGTTTTTGCGCGACAAACAAGGCCATTACCGCTTTGATATGGCCGGATTACTTTTGCGTTGTCCGAAATGCGGAAACAAACGCATCATCGGTGCCGGATCGTTTGTCGAAATTCCCGTCCCTTCGGTGGAGAATAACCAGCCCGACCTCCGCAACCCCGTTCAGTTGCTCAAAGTAGATAGGGATTCTTTGCAGTACAATGTGGATGAACAGAAGCGACTGCGGGAAGAAATCATTACTGCAGTGGTCGGCCAGGATGAAATCGTAACAGACCGGGATGCCTTCAACGAGCAGCAGGTTCGCGCAAATTTTGAAAGCGTTACCACCGTCCTTAATCGCGTTAAGAAAGGATTTGAAGCGGCCCAGCAGTGGGTAGATGAAACAATTTGCCGCCTCCGCTACGGCAGATATTTCATTTCAGCGAAAATCAACTACGGAACGGAGTTCTATCTGTATTCCCCGGAGGAATTGCGCAAGCGTTATGCTGCTGCGAAAGAATCCGGTGCTTCAGAGTCCGAACTGGATATAATGCAGAACCAGATCATCGAAACCGAGTATCGTAACAACCCGACACAGTTGCGGAGGATGAAGATACTGGCAGAACTGGAACCGTTCAGGCATCTATCCCGTACCGAAGTAACTGAATTGCGCGAAAAGAATCTAATTTCCGATACGGATTTGCGGATAAAGTTGAATTTCCCTACCTTTGTCCGCAGATTTGAGCGCGAAAACACTAATATTTTGGCTTTTGGGGACAAAATTCCCTACCAAAAGAAGATTGAAACCATATTAGCCGAGTTCAGGCGTTATGCGGAAGAGCAGAAACCGGAACCGGCACAAGTTTAACTCAAAATACCAATCAGTATGATTACAAAAGATGGGCGCGACACCCCGATTGAAAGACTGACTGCTGAAAATTATCTCGTTCCGAAGGGAGAAGAGAGATATTATCACGCAGTCATTGAGGTAACGCAGTTCGACTCCAAGACGGGTAAGAGAATTTCCCGTCCTCGCGTTCAGAAGTTTGGCAAGAAGATGTTTGAACAAAGCGTCTATGCCAGCCTGAAAAAGCAGGGTTACACTGTAATTATCCTCCACGATCCTACCAAGTGGATTGAAGAGCAGAAGGCGAATGCTGCGAAGGCGAAGGCCGAGCAGGAGAACGCCAGGAAGAAAGCCGAAGAGGATAGATTCAAGGCTGCAGTTGCCGCAGAAGTCGCTAAAGCGCTTGCTGACCGCAAAAAGAATGGAAAAGGCAATGGAAAATCGAAAGACGATACCTAATCCGAGTAACGCCACCGGGCGAAAAGTAAATTGACAATTAACCCAAAATTCAAAGAGTAAGAATTATGGCACTCACACATGAACTTCTGAATGCTAACGCAGTTGTTTCCGCGTTGAGCGATGAACAGAAAGCCGCTATCGTCGAAATGTCGAAGAATGACGAAGTTTCGGTCATCGGACAAAAGACGGGCGAGATCTACGGCGGGCTGGATGCTGACATCCTGGCCGCTTCCGGTATCGCAAAGAACGGCACGGAAAAGACCTACGATTACGCCAAACGAGTCATCGGCGAAATCAAAAAATCAGCGGGCGATGTTGCTGGACTGCAGTCGCAAATTTCCGAACTCACGAAAGAGAAAACGAGGTTGGAAGGCGTTATTGCAAATGGCGGCGCGGACGCTGAAACCAAGCGCGAACTCGAAAAGGCCAAAGCAGACCTGGCTAACGTGACGAAGGAATACACGAATTTGAAAACCGAGTATGACAACTCGAAGGCCGATCACGAAAAAGTGCTTTTTGGCCTGAAACTCGACAAGGAGTTTGCAGGTGCTTCCGCAGGTATCAAGTTCAAAGCCGAACTGCCCGCAACCGTAACTTCTGTTCTGCTCCAGCAGGCTATCGCCAAAGTGAAGGGTATGAATCCCGAATATATTGACGATGGCAACGGCGGCAAGGTGCTGGCGTTTATGGAGAATGGTACACTGAAGCGCAATCCTGGGAACAATCTGCGTCCATTCACTGCAGCCGAACTCGTAGCAGCCGAACTCAAAACGATGGGAGTTCTGGACGAGGGACGCACGCAGACGGGCGCAGGCTCGACCGAGGTAAAGCCGGGCAAAACTGGCAATATCTCCGTCGATATTTCAGGTGCGAGGACGCAAGACGAGGCTCACGAGATCATTGCAAGGCAACTGATGTCCCAGGGAAAAGTCAACGGCTCGAAAGAGTTTAACGAGGCGATGGAGCAGGCGTGGAAGGAAAACCACGATGCTTTGAAACTTCTCCCTATCCGTTAAGGGGGCCTCAAATTTTTTGATTATTAACATCGGGTAAAGGGTCAACCCGGAAAAACATTAACAATTAAAACTTTACAACTATGTCGCTTATTGCTACAAGATTGCAGAACTGGCGAGTCGAGAATCCGGAGTTTGACCGTAATATGGCCCGCCCGCTGGAGTATGGCGCGCTCGATTTCTTCATCGAGCAGACTAACATCTCCAATTCCATTATCAACCCCAACCTGCGTGACCGCGCGTTTGAGTCTATCGGCAACACGGTTCAGGTTCCCGTTATCAACTATGATGGGGATGTTGAGGTTTCCAATGTCCGTTCCTGCGTTATCGGGGATGCCGAGAATACCTCTGCCCTCTATACCGTGAACTGGGTAACGCTGTCCGTTGGCTTCACGATGGTTCCGCAGTTGTACCGGAACAACGAAATTTCCTACGAGCACGATTTTGCTCGCAAGATGGAGAAGGTGTGCCGCGCCCTCGCGACTGCGATGGATGTGCAGGCTATCGCCGCCCTCGAAGCGAACAAGACCCAGGTGTTCAAGGATCAGTTGTACTACACTGTAACCGCGAACGCAGTTCAGGTTCCCTGGAACGCCCGTATGGAGTTCCTCGCGGATATGAACGCGATGATGCGTGCCAACGCCTATCCCGAACTCCTGCACGTTATCGGCGGCGCGGGCTTCGACTCTCTCGTTCGCAAGATGGCCGAGCACGACATCTACAACGATGTCAACAAGCGGCTCGAATACGATAACAAGGTGTTCCACTACACCAACAACATCGTGAACGAGCAGGGTGTTTTCGCCACTGGCTACATCGTTACTGATGGCAATGTCGGTGTTCTGACCCGCGTTGACCGCGAGTCCCTGGCCCGCACCCGCGCAAACTTCCACGAGTGGGATGTTGTGCGCCTGCCTTACATCGACCTGCCCGTCGGTTCGCACTACTACACCTCCGTTGGCGATCAGTCCGGCATTGCCGGAGCCGCCTCCGAGGATATGACTTGTGCCGTTAAGGAATACTTCGGCTTCTCCGTTGACATCGCTTTCCTGGTTGCTTACAACAGCGACCCCGAAACCGTTGCCAACCCGATTATCAAGGTCGAGGTCGCTGCCCCTGGCACCGCTAATCCTTTCGCTGCTCCCGTTCAGGTAGTCAACGGTCAGGAGAATCCGGTTTATACGCAGGCCGTAGAGTAATCGATACGATCCATAACTTTCTTCTCGCGGGGACGGGCATAACAACCCCGTCCCCGTTTTTCAGTTAATAAGAAATTTCATAAACTCAAATGGTACGGCTCCAAGAAATACAGAATGCGCTACTCCCGGTTGTCGGGTGGCAGCAAGACTATAACCCGCAGAATCAGATCGAGGAATCATTATGCTTGACGGAAAGTGGCCTTACCTTTCAGGCTGCGCACCCGCTTGTCACGCTTTCAAATATTCGCGCCATTATGCCGGATGATTACTTGTATAAATATCCTAATTGGAGCGCGGAGGTGGAGTATAAGGCAGGGAACAAAGCGAAGCACAAGGGAATCGTCTGGAAGGCGAAGCGGGACAATGTGAATGCCGAGCCGGATGAAAGCCCGGAGGACTGGCAGGTGTTCGACCCAGTTTCCGATTTTGTCCGTCAGTTGACGCTGGACGGAATCAATGCCACGATTAGCAACTTCATCGAATTGAAGCAAATGCGTGAGGAAACGAAGAATCTGCTCGAAAGGCGCACGTTCTTTGACGGTGCGGCCCGTCTTGCGGCAACTATTGACCCGTCAGGTAAGATTGTCGGTTTCGAGATTATCCCGGTGCGCTCTATGGGTGTTACCACGAAGATTGAGCGTATCGGCCTTCAGATGGTCGGTGGGACTGGGAAGATCAAGTTGTATCTGTTCCATTCCTCGCAGATTGCACCTATGCGGATAATCGAACTTGACTTTACCAACACTTCAGGCGGCTTTCAGTGGTTTACTCCTTCGGAGCCTATCTACCTGCCGTATATCCCTGGAAGCGACGGGGATGGGAACGATGCAGGCGGGGCTTGGTTTCTTTGTTATAATCAGAACGATCTTCCCGTTGGGATGCAGGCACTAAACGTATCAAAGGACTGGTCGAGCGAACCTTGTCAGACTTGTCTTGGCGGCTCTATCGAATCGTATAGGCAAATTACGAAATATCTGCAGGTGTCCCCGTTCAGCACGAAGGCCCCGTTGGACTTTGCGCAATATCCTGAAATGTTCGACATCGGGCAAGTGAATTTCACGAACACGATGAACTATGGAATGAATGTGGAGATTTCCGTGGGTTGCGACCTCACTGACTTCATTATCACGCAGCGGCACATTTTTGCCAATGTGATCCAGAAGCAAGTTGCCGTGAACGTACTGCGGACGATAGCGATGAATCCGGATGTTCGCGTCAACCGCAACCAAGTGAATGTAACGCGCGATGAAATTCTTTATGAGATTGACGGTAATCCCCAGGGTAGGGCAAGCGGACTCGGCTACGATCTGAAGCAGGCGTACAAGGCCCTATCGCTCGACACGCGCAATCTTGACCGGATTTGTCTGCAATGCAACAATCACGGTGTTAAGTATCGCACGGTTTAATTTTAGGCTGATTTTAGGCGAGTATATGGAAAAGATGATAAATTATATTACTTTTGCACATACCCGCCTGAAATCAAAAGTTAAGGAAAAATAATGTCTGTTATCTCGAACTTGCTGAATAGAGTCCAGTCTGTGCAAAGCGGGCTGGATTCAGGCGTGTTTGTTCGGGAAATTCTTGTCGGTAAGGAGAGCGATATTATGGAGTTGCAGAAAATACAACTGCTCTCCGGCAAGACTTCAAGCGGGGACGATATTCGCCCCTACTATTCGGAAGATTTGAAGCCGCAGGGCCGCTTTTATAGCGTAGAGAGCGCGGGACGGTACGCGGCCTGGAAACAGACGCTTACATATCCCTACGAAGCAAGCCGCGATGTGGATGTCCCCAACCTCTATGTGAACGGAAAGTTTTACGATGAAATTGGCGTAGAGTTCGGCTCTGACACCCTGGCGGTAATCGGCCTCACGATGTACGCGAAGAAAATCGTCGACAAGTACGGTATGAGCACCTTCGGACTTTCGCAGGAGAATTGGAATGTAATCTTTACCGAGCGCGGGGGTTACGATGAACTGATAACCAAGATAAAAGAAGCGATATATGGCTAATGCACCAATTATACCGAATGCAGTTTTGCTTGACCGGGTAATCGGAGAGATCCAGGTGGGATTGTCCTCTCTGCCCTGGCTTGATGTTTCCTTCGGACGGGCGCAGCGTCTTGTGAAGGTAATGAACGGCAAACGCATCATTACCCCGAATGTTTACTGCGGCGGCTGGAGCGGTCACGGGGAAAATGACTACATCGAGGTAAGCCCTGATAGCAAGATTGGCAACTTCTCTTTTTTCGTTTGCGAAGATCCGCAGACGATAGATAGTAGCGATTGGGTGCAGGACTATCGCACGCCTTTCGCGCTGATTGTTTGGATTGATCTGCGTAGGGTTTATGACGAAGCGTCAAATCGAAATGTGGAGGACTTGAAGAAACAAGTCATAAAACTTCTTTCCGGGAGGACGGGATGGTATCTGTCCGATGGGGGGATCCGCGTGTCAAGGATATACGAGCAAGCCGAGAACATCTATAAAGGCTATTCGTTGTCAGAAGTCGACAACCAGTTCCTTATGCACCCGTTTGCAGGATTCCGTATCGAGGGCGAACTTCGTTATTCCGAAGAGTGCATCCAGGCTGAAACGTGGTATCTCAAAACGAAGGATGGTTTGTATTATACGTTCCCAGGTGGTGGAAGATATATTGTTAAACATTAAAATACAACACAATGGATTATCAAGGCGAATTTTCAGGGCCGCAAATAGATGCCCGTTTAAGGTTGGCAGAAAGTGCCTATCAAAAGCCCGCAACCGGAATACCCGCAACCGATTTAGCGGAAGGGGTGCAGGAAGCGTTGCAAGAAGCGGGAACGGCATACCAAAAACCAGCAAACGGCATCCCTGCAAGCGATTTGGCAGAAGGGGTGCAAGAATCTTTGCAAAGGGGCGATTCTGCCTATCAAAAGCCCGTTGATGGGATTCCGGCAAGCGACCTCGCGGAAGGCGTGCAGGAATCTTTGACGCGGGCAAATACTGCATATCAGAAGCCTTCAAGCGGCATTCCGAAAACGGATTTGTCCGAAGGCGTGCAGCAGTCATTGGATAACGGCGATAATGCCCTTTCCGGAGTGAACGGCATTCTTCCTTTGATTCCCTCTGCGGCATCGGCGTTGAATAAACTTGCCGACCAAGCATTAGTGCAACACTTGGTGCAGTTGATGCAAGCGAGTTTCTGCGAGAATTGGGACGAATGGGCGAGCGTCCCAAGTGTTGCGGGAGATTTCCCAAAGATTCCCGACAACAACGATTATCTTGTTGTTCTCAACGCTTCGGATTATGCACCGTTGTATAACGGCGATGCTACTTATAATTCTGGGGATATTCGTACATACAACGGCTTGTTGTATAAGGCGTTGCAAGACGATTTTAGCGGCATTCTGCCTACTGATACCGACTATTGGGAAGAAGTTAGCGAAAACCCGAAATATGCGGGTTCGTGGATATTCAAATATGTCCCCGTTGACGAAAATTACAACAAATATAATTGGTTCCCCGAATTTAAGATTAGCGATGTCCCGTTCACGCAAGAACAGATGGCATCAATCGATTCGGGCATCAATGCGCTTCTTGTTGCGAAATTGACAAATTTGCCCGTGAAGCCCGTTGATACCGCCGCAAATCAAGGTCTTACGGACACCGAAAAAGCAAATGCGCGAGCGAACATCGGAGCAACTGCACCGGAGGTGTTTGTTGCAACTTTTGGCGTGACAACCGCAGCAGAAATTGATGCTGCCTTTGCTGCAAACAAGATAATTATTGTTCTCCATAATGACAGATACTACTATTTCAGTATGTATAATACTTCAAATTATGGTGCATATACATTTACACTCCTACTTGGTGTAAACAAAACATCGTCTGTAACCTTAAAGCGGTTAACGGATAGTTGGACTTATCAAGGAGAGATAACTATTGAGGAAACATCAAATAGGGCAACATCTTGGGGTACAACGCCATCAAATAATAAATACCCCTCGGAAAAACTCGTTTACGATTCAATATATGTCAAAGGCGTTATCAGCCAAACGCAGACTTGGACACAAGCGGCAGACGGGGGGTATGACTATGTAATGAGCGGCATAGTGCAGGGGAATATCCCAAAGGCGAACATAGATTTGTTTGAGTCGGCAGGCGCAACCTTTAATGCCGTAACGGGCTACTTTGAACTCAACGGGCTGACGGATTTGAGTTATGAGGAGATGCAGAAGATTTACACACTCGCATCTGCCTGCATTGAGTTCCGTCCAGACCGCACAAGGCAATTCTACGATCAAAATGTCCGCACTTTGTATCCGATAAAAGCGATAGGCACCGCTTGGGCTACAAATTTATCGGCTTGCTTCCAGGGAAGCAATGTGGAAACTGTGCAATTCACCGTTGATGCACTCGTAAACAATATCAGTCAGTTGTATAGAGTGTGTTCATATGCAAAATCGCTGGGAGCGATGAATCTTGGCAACATTGCCTCGCAGGGGGATGCAGATAATGCTTTTTTGGGCGCGAGCTCTCTGGAAAGCGTCTATTTGAAGAGCCTTAAAGTCGCCCAGAATTTCGCTTCTTGCCCACGCCTCTCCAACGCCTCAATCCTGTATATGATTAACAATGAAGCCGCGACAAGCGCGATAACCATCACTTTGCACGCAACCGCTTACGCAAGGGCGATGGCGGACGCGGACATTACGGCGGCTCTCACGAATCATCCTAACGTATCACTTGCAAGTGCATAGAACTATGAAAACGATTAAAGCCAAAGACGGAATGTATCTTACGCAGGTTTCCGTCGAAAACGAAGAAAACCGAATCTTTGTCCGTGAGATAACCGGGATGTCGGTCAAGGAAGCCGATTGGAGGGACGCAAGCGCAAAGGAAAAGGCCGATTGGGAAAAGCAATATCGGCCCGAATAGAAGTAATGCTTATGTTGCTCTACTATGCAATAATAATCTGCCTTACAGCGTCATTCATTCTTTCACTCCTATCAAAATGGGGAGTGATTGAATGGCTGCAGGTGCACTCGCCCTGCGAGTTGGTTTACAAGTGGGCCTCGTGCAAGTTCTGCCTTTCGTTCTGGACTTCACTGGCCCTCTCTATCGTCTTTATGATTATCTTTAAGCGGATTGACATTTTGGCAGTCCCGTTCCTCATTCCGGCAATTCTAAAAAACCTATGGTAACAAAGCAAATCGGAAAGCATAAGGTGGAAATTTGCGAGTCGATTGACGAACTTTCGATAGTGCGATTCCACAAGTATCAGAAATTACTGCTCATTGATGCGGGAGTTGGTGCTGACATTAACGCCTTCGACGCGAAGATGGATAAGGCCCGCCGCTATATCGCTGACGGGAAGCCGGAGAAAGCAATGCAGGAACTGGATAATCTTCGCCAGGGTGTCTATATGATGCAGACGGAATTGTCCCCGAAATGCAGGGCTTTCGCTGCTCTTGTTTATAAGATTGACGGGAAGCCTTGCGAGGATCTTTCTGACTGTGCGCTGGATGCGGTAACGCAGACGCTCGCAGATGCCGAATATCCCAAGATAGCCGCCGCCCTGGAAGCGGTCAAAAAAAAAATTGACTCGGAACTTACTTTATATTTTCCGTCTTTGTTTGAGGATGCGAAAGTCAAGGAATACTACGATTTGATGCGGAAGCGCACGCTTGCGACCCTGCAGGCGATTATCGACGGGAAGTCAAACCCGGCCGCGGAAGTGGATTCCCTTACGACTGCCCTGGTATGTTTCTCAAGCCCGAAGATATTTACAGGAACGCAGAGCGCAGAAATCGAGTCAGATAAGAATTTCGAGAATCTGTGCCTCGCCCTTTCAGAGCAGTTGCATATCAAGCCGAAGGAATGTACCGTGCTGGAGTTCTACAACGCTTTCGGTTTCCTGCAAGACAAAGCGAAAGAGGCCGCTAAATATCGCAAAAACCCCAAATGACGCGAATATGCGAGAAAGACGATAGATTTATTAACTTTTAGTTATACACCCCTAAAATCGCCCTAAAAATGGATAATCCTATATATTACTCCGACCTTATCAAGCCCGATAGCAGTATCGAGGAATTGATTAAAGAACTGAAAGAGTTGGATGCGGAGTACGAGTCGATGAAATCAAAGATTCAGTCCTCTGCTAACGATATAGCCAAGAGCCTGCAGAATGTGTCCGGCGCAACGGACGAGCAGCGCAAGTCTATCGAACTCGCAACCCAGCAGACCGACAAGTTGGAGAAGGAGTATCGAGATATTTACTCCGTCCAGATGGAGGTGCGGGAAGAGAGTCTGCGACTGGCTGCGGCGAAGAAGGAAGAAACGCAAGTAACGAAACTATTGCAGCAACTCAATGTTTCTGCGGAGGGTTCGTACAATAGGTTATCAGCGCAGTATCGCCTGAATAAGATACGCCTGAACGAAATGTCCGAGGCCGAGAGGTTCGCAACGGAAGCGGGGCGCAGACTGGAAGCCGAAACGAAGGCGATTTATGAGCGTATGAACGAACTGCAGAAAGCGACTGGAAAAGCGCAGTTGCAGGTCGGTCAGTACGAGCGTGCTTTGGGAGGTGCTTTGGGCGTAAATAGCAAATTCCTTTTAATTCTTACTGACACCCAGAAGCAGCAGGAAACACTCGGAGTTGCGATGTCTGCTCTAAAAACTCCGCTTATGGCTGTAATTGCTCTGATAGCCAGCGCGACGCAGATCATCAAACTCTATAAAGATTCTATCAATGCTACCCGTGAAACCGGGGATGAATTTGGTCGCGGGATGTCCGAATGGACTGCTACGGTAGAGGTTTTCAAAAAGGCCATATCGCAGGCAGATTTCTCCATCTTTATACGCAACCTCAACGATTCTGCGGCGGCTGCACGGGATTTGTATAATGCGCTTGATAGGGCAAACGAACTGATGTCATCGGCTTCGCTGATGCGCTCGTCTATGACGGAGGAGTTGAGCCGGCTGGAGGAAACGTTCAGGAACTCCGAACTCGATTATGATACGCGAGTGAAGGCGGGGCAAGACTATCTCGAAAAGATGCAGCCTATTTATCAAGCCGAGTCTGATGCGGCGAAGCGCGTGCGTGATGATACATTAAAATATCTCTATTCGAAGGTAAAGACGCAGAATTACGCCACGGAAGAAGAGTTGATGAATGACGCGGAGGTGTTCGCGTCAAAATTGCGCACGTTTGCCCAGAATGAGAAAGAGATAGACCAGGCATATAAGTACATTCAGACGCAAGAAGATCTGGTCGCTGCGGAGAAGCAGGCCCAGACTGCGACTGGTGCGGCAGAAAAGGTTTATCAGCAAAAGATTTCCGATTATCAGCAACTGATTGCCGCCACTCCGGAAGCAATCAAATCGCTTGCAGGGTTTGTGCGGGAGTATAAATTAACCACGGCTGAAGAGATAAAGGGGTATGTGGAAGCGGAGCGCGCCTATGCAGAAAAGAATGTCGCTATCTATCAGGACAACAAGCGTGTGAGTACACTGATCCATAGCCTTCAAAAGCAACAGACCGCTGACGAGCAGCGCGAGATTGAGAAGCGCAATGCTGCGGCAAAGAAAGCGGCAGAAGATAGGGAGAAGGCTGCTGCTGATGCGGCGGGAAAAGAAGCGCAAGCGGCTGCTGACGCGGAACGCGCACGGCAGAAGGAAATAGCCGACCAGCGTGCGCTCTATCAGGCGCAATTACAAAGCATCAACTTGGAGATTGCTATTACGCGAAAGGGTACGGAGGAAATGCTTGATCTCCGTGTTGCTGCTATTAACAAGCAGCGCGAGATTGAGATTTTTGAAAATCAGCAGAAGGTAGAAACCTTGCGCCAGGATGAAAAGAAGATCAACGCGAAGTACGATGCGATGGTTCTGACCGAAACAAGCAAGTTCTATAATGCGCTTTCGAGAAGAGAGATCGAGGAGGCGAATAGGCTCGGAAATACGCAGATTGATTTGCTGCAGACTAATGAACGTAAAAAAACGCGCCTTCGCATTGAGTTGGAGATTGAACGCCTGGAGCAAATTCTTGCGCTCAATGAAACTGCCGAGGAAAAACTATCTGATGAAGTTGTTGAGTCTATTCAGAATACGATTTCGCGGCTCAAGCAAACAAAGAAATCGTTACCATACAACGATCTTTACGATTTGCTTGGGATAAATATAAACGATCAGCAGAAATCCGCTCTAAATACTGCACTCAATTCTATCGTTTCATCCATCAACGCGATAATCGATTCGTGGAATCAGGCAGCAGATGCCGCAGTCAATGCTGCAGAGAAACAGGTTGATGCTGCGCAAAAGGTCTTGGATGCGCAGATTGAAGCAAAAAATAAGGGGTATGCTTCCGATGTAAAGCAGGCGCAGAAGGAACTCGCCCTCGCCCAGAAATCGCAGGAAAAGGCCAAGAAGGAGAAAGAGAGGGCTACTGCCGTTCAACTTGCAATGGACTCCGTTATGCAGGCATCCTCGCTCGTAACGGCTTCCGCTAATCTTTGGCAGGCGTTTTCTCCTATTCCGATGGTCGGCCCCGCGCTCGCTATCGCTGCCATTACTACGATGTGGGGTTCATTCCTTGCATCAAAGATTTATGCTGGAGTTGTAACAAAGCAGGCCGAGCAATATGGCGAAGGAACAGTAGAACTGCTCGAAGGCGGGAGCCACGCAAGCGGCCACGATATAGATCTGGGCCGAAAGAAGGACGGAACGCGCAGACGTGCAGAAGGCGGGGAATACTTCGCAGTTATCAACAAGCGCAGTTCTCGGAGGTATCGTCGCACGATTCCTGATGTTATCAATTCGCTTAACGATGGCACTTTTGGCGATAAGTACCAGCGTGCCAGCGCGAATATGTCAGGGTACGCGGTTGCGATGCTTGGTGGTACAGATGTCAGCAGACTGGAGAAGGATGTTTCCGCTATCCGCAGGCAGGGCGATGATACACGATACTTCGATGGCCGGGCAACGATTGTGAAGCACAAAAATCTAACTCGCAAAATCATATCCTAATGAACGCGATTTATAAGTTTGAGTTAACGATTAACGGGGTAACGAGCCAGTGTTATCCGATATACAAAGATTCGCTGGAGAAGGAGTATTCCAAAGAAAGCGGGCAGGAGTTTTTCCGCGCCCGCTTGACTGGTTCTCTGACCTTCGAGGCGGCAGACTACGATAGCATTGTAAATGCGGCATTTGACACGCGCTTTGGGCTGGAGATATTTATGTCCTCGGACGCTGGTGCGACCTGGACTTCCTACTGGAAGGGGAAGTTCTACAAGACTGACTGCACTTTCAACGGGGATGCCAAGACTGTTGAAGTGAAGCCGGAAGTGGATGATGCCTATGCGAAGGTGCTGGATGGGATGGAGCACGAGTTCGACTTGATAAAGTTGGCTCCCGTGATTCGCGAGGTTGATGCAGACAAGCGGCCTTTGATTCAGGTCTATGTTCCAGGAGATAGTGTTATCGGCTGCTTTATGGGCGGTATGTGGTGGGAGCAGGAATGCACACCGGAAAGCGATACTGATATACTGACGGAAAGCGGGGACGGAAAGCCGAATTTTGAACGGACTTACTACAAGTATTTGGTTGAGTTGGATAATGTGCCGGAAGGCTGTCCGAAGGTGTTTATGACTAACGATCCGATATATATCAACAATGTCCGCACTATTGTTAAGGATGGATGGACGCTGCAGACTGGTTATCCTGCCATATCTCCAAACCCAGGCCAGCCCACGTTCCTGACAAGGAATAGTGACGGGGCGCAGTGGCGAGGCGATATTCCGTCAGGGCTTCTTCCAGTTACGCTGACGCTGCACCCGGTTTCCGGGACTCCGGCAAGCGGGGATATAGAATTAAATGCGCATAGACTGGATGTGTTGTCGCGAATCCTTTGCGATGTAGACGATATAAATGGGCAGTCTACCTATCAAATTGGAAGCGATGATATAGTCCCCGATAATAGGAATTATAGGCGGGTAGTGGGATTTGTTTCAAATTCGATAGTGATAAGTGAAGAATTTTCCACTACGCCTACGCGCTGGGGACTCTACGAGCCGGGCATCTATTATGCCGAGCCGCCCGCTTTGGGCAGTCCTGAATTTTTCCCGATTGCCCGTTCAGCGTGGGGAGATTTCTCGCTATGGTTTACTTATAGCGGTTGGATAGCGGCAGAGCGAAATTTCGAGATTGCCGCCAGCAAGGAGTTCGCGCTTCGGCACGCTTACCCTCTCGCATCAGTCTTGTCGGTACTTCTCAACGAAATGGGTACCGGGCTTACCTTTGGCGAAACCGCGCAATATTCCGAATTTCTCTATGACATTGACAATAGCGTAAGAAATTACAACTATCAGATTCTCGTTACGCCAAAGTCGAATGTCATTAGTTCCGGTTACGATACGCCAGCGCAGAAAGCCCCTATAACGCTCAAAGAGGTGCTGGATATGCTGCGGTCTTGCTATCGTCTATGCTGGTTCATAGATGGCTCGAAATTCCGTTTGGAGCACATATCTTACTTTATGCGCGGAGGTTCATATAGCGCAATTCCAGAAATTGGCGTAAACCTTACAACTATGATCCTGCGACGGAATGGAAAGTCGTGGGATTTCGGACAAAGCAAGTTTGAGTTTAACAAGATGGCAACCGAGGGACGCTATCAGTTCGGCTGGATGGATGAAGTTACTGAATTTTTCAACGGCTTCCCCATTGAGATAAACTCCGGCTTTGTCAATAAGGAGAGCGTCAACGAGGTAATTGTTACGAATTTCACTTCCGATATTGACTATATCCTGCTCAATCCGTCCCAGATAAACGAGGATGGGTTTGTCTTGCTGGCTCCCGTACTTTATCAAGGCAGGTTAAAATTGCCTTATGTCAATTATGCCGTTAACGGTAACCCGCACTGGCTGCAGAACGGCTTTGCCGCTTTCTGTATGCTTGCGGAATACTATTTGTACGATATGCCCGCCCCGGATTGCGAAATGAACGGAGAGCCGCTTACGGTGTTCGGGACGAAGCGTTTGAGAACAAGCAAGGTAAAATTCCCCTGCCCCGCAGATCCAAATTTGCAGAAGTTGATACAAACTTCTCTCGGAAGCGGGCAAATCGAAAAATTATCTATAAATTTGTGCAGCCGGATTGGAACGGCACAGTTGCTATATGATACCGAATAACAATTTGTCAGTCTTACCCGTATATCCATCGCTTGCAGACCAGAATGCCCGCAAGTGGTGGATTTATGGCAACACATATCCATTGTTCCGTCCAAATAACGGGATGCCTTGTTTGCAGTTCATTTTGCCTTATGAGCAAAGGCAATTATACACAGATTTTGGGTTGTGGGTTATACCACTTACTGCCGAAGGGAATCCAGACCCAAGTGGTACGCAATTCATTGCGGGCGTTATATATTGCGGTGGATTTATCAAAGACTTCCCAGATTTGGGATATTCAGTGGTCGTGTGTTGTCCTGGATATAGTATTCCCGCCTCGCAAAGCGTAGGAAAATATTACTTTGAATTTCGCGGACAGTTAGTAGGGCAATCGGAATACAATACCATTCTCGGATATACGGATGTGATAACCGTTGTTCAAGACTTGGAACCGTACTTGAAAATCGAGTGGTGGGACGATGAAGATTTCATAATGGACGCGGGTGCAATTGTGTATGAAGGCCACGGAATGACGGGGGGAGAAGAGCAAGTGCAAACGTCATTCAGAAGCGAAGTGTATTTACACGCCGATATTGCAAAGCCGGATTATGTCTTTGAGGAAGAAGGCGAAACGCGGGACGGTTATTTCTACCCGTTCAAGCAGATTTCCGAAAAGCGTTACCGCTTCAAGTTCCTGGCTTGTGAGTATCTGCTGGATGTTATGCGCTTTATTCGTATGGCAGACCATATTCGTATTACCTATCACGGCCAAGTATATGATTGCGATACATTCCTGATGACTCCTGAATGGGAAGATCAAGGCGATGTCGCTTCCGTTGAGGTGGAGTTTGATACGGCAACGGTAGCGAAGAAAGTCGGACGGGGATATGTCCGTGCGGCTCGCGGCGATTTCAACAATGACTTTAATAACGATTTCAACTGATGGCAAGTTATAATATTCTCAAAACGCAGGTATCGAATGCGATAACCACGAATGGGAACGAGGAAATTACCGGGCAGGTGTTACGGAATTTGTTGAATAATAACCTTATCCCATCCCTGGGGGCGAAGTATCAGTTTGCAGGCGTAGCAACTCCGGATACTAATCCGGGAACGCCCGATTACAAGGTGGCTTATATCGCTGCTACTGCGGGAACATATAGTCATATAGGGAACTTTACCTTGCAGGCTGGCGAGATTGCGGTATTGTACCGTGATACAAATTGGCAAAAGGCAACAATCACAACGATTTCCGCAGGTGCCGTTCCATTCATTCTGAATGCAAGTACCAATTCAAAACGTAGATACTTGATTGTGAGATTCGACGCGATGATTGCGAACACTGGGAATGTTGATGTTGAGGTTAGCGGAGTACACACGACTGACGAAACCGCATTCAGGGGGACGTATCATATAGCCGCATCGCAAGAGAAGATTGCTGCAAACTATTTTGGGGATGCCGAACTGCTAACAACCGTTGTACTCTATGAGGATGACAACTATGATTATCTCATTTTCGATCTTGATGACGCTCCGGTAGACCTAATGAATGCCGCAATTTTCAGAAAGACTGCGGGCACGATGCCTGTAGAGGTATCATTTGCTGATAACTTGCCTTCTAACGGTTTGCAGATAATCAGCCAATGGCCGCAAGTTGATACGCCAATTCTACACACAGCCGATGACGCTGGAAGTTGGGTTACTGAAGAGGATGTGGCGGAGTTTGATTTTTCGATTGCTAATTCCTTTGCTGGTCGCGTAATTGAAATCTATACTGCGGACGCTGGAAGTGACGGTGCGGCTTATGGCGTTACCATTCCTTCAACTTCTGCATCTTTTGGGGAAGCGATGTTAATTGTCGTAAATGACAATGCGAGTGGAAATCTTTGTAGCATTTCAGGCCCGAATGGATTTTTTATAGAAGAGATTGACAATGGAAAAACCGTATACATCAATTTACTCCTAACGCCTTTCGGGGTGTATGTTAAATCTTATCATATCATTTAGTATGAAAAAGTTTTTTGAAAAGATCTGGGCGGCGATTAGAAAGCCCCTTCACTATGCAGCCGTTGCGCTGATTGCGCTTGCGTTTGGTTTCAGCGTAGTTGATTCGATTATTCGCTGCTTCCACGCGCAAATCCTCAATGGAGTTTTGCAGTTCCTTGTGTGCCTGGTTGCTGCTCCCGTTCTGTATCTCCTTTGCCGTGCGCTGATTATTGATGCCCCAAAATCCGAATAGAAATGAACCTTTACCCGGCAAAAATTGCGTGCGGTATCGTTAGCGCATTTCTTTCCATATTCGTACAAAATCTACTGCCGTTGTTCATCGCAGTAATCGTCTTTGAAGCGGTTGATTTCATAACGGGCTGCATCAAATCCGCAGTCGTAGCAAAACGGAACGGTGAACGATTTGCATTTGAAAGTATCAAGGCGTGGCGAACAATCTATAAGTTTGTGTTCATCCTTATCGGAATCGTTCTTGCCGAAATCCTTGATACGATAATAATGGACGATAGGTTACGCCTTGCAAACTATTTCACGGCCTTCGCTTGCGGTGTTGAATTTTGGAGTTTCCTTGAAAACGCGGCGGTTATCAGCGACCACCCCGTTTTCCGTTGGCTTCGCAAGTTTATGAAATTGAAGGTTGAGGATAAGTTGGGCGCAAACTTTGAAGAAATGGCGAAAGATGAAAACAAGTGATATAGACGCAATAGTTATCCATTGCACGGCCACGAAAGAGGGTAAGAATTTCCGCGCTGCAGATATTGATCGCTGGCACAAGGCGCAGGGCTGGAAGTGTATCGGCTATCATTATGTTATCGGCCTGGATGGGAAGGTGGAGGCAGGAAGGACGATGGATATGGAGGGAGCGCACTGCAAGGAGGCTGGAATGTCTGGGAAGCCATATAACAAGCATTCAATAGGCATTGTCTATGTGGGCGGGCTTGACAAGAACGGTAATCCGAAAGATACGCGCACAGATGCCCAGAAATTGGCGATGGTTGAATTAGTAAATGCGTTGCTTTTCAAGTTCCCTGCCATTAAGGAGATAATAGGGCATAATGAAGTATGTTCAAAGGAGTGCCCGTGCTTTGATGTCAAAGCCGAATTTCCACAAGTGATTGTAACAGCAGAAAAAACCCGGTAGGGTGAATAAATATTTATTAACCTTTTAATCTTTTTTGTTATGACAAAAGAACAGTTCATCGCTGCCATTAACGGTGCAATCGCCGGGCAGGGAAACCAAGTGGACATCAGCGGTAAACTCGCTGGGATCCTTACCGACCTCGCGGCTGGCTCCGCGCCCATTGAGGTCGAGGACATCGAAGCACTGACCGCAGAGCAACTCGATTCCCTGAATGTCGGGGACAAGGTTGTTAAAGTTACCGGAAAGCAGAAGCACCTCTATCTTGTTACTTACAAGGGCGAGGGCGCGGGAGAGGGCATCGTCCTTACCTACAACGCTTGCGGCTATGGCGAAGCCATTTCCTATGACCGCACGGAAAGCGGCTGGGCGTACAACTCCACGGATGTCAAGACTTACGGCGAATAATGCGTAAGTGGATTTACATTTCGGTTGCGGTCTTAATGGCCGCAATCGTTGTTGTTATCGTTGTCCTTGCGCTGCGGGTAAGGTCGTTATCAAGGGAGAAGGCCCGCTTGCAGCGGAACACGGAAACGCTGATGACGGACTGCGAGCGTTACAGGACTTCCGATTCATTGAGCGGCGCAAGAGTGCAGGCGCTGGAATTGAACTTGAAGGAATTTGAGCGATTCCGCGCAGAGGATGCCGCGAGGATAAAGGAATTGAAGGCGAAAAACTATGACTTGTCGCAGGTGAACAAGACGCAGGCGCAGACGATTATCCGCTTGCAGTCAATTCCGCGCGATACTGTTGTGTTGGTTGATTCCATTCCTATTCCAGCGAAGGCCGTGCATTGCGGAGATGCGTGGTACGACTTCGATGGCGTGCTGACGGAAGAATCATTCTCGGGGGAACTTCGGAATCGTGATTCGCTGCTGCTCGTGGAAACCGTGAAATATAAACGGTGCTTCTTCTTCAAGACGAAAAAAGTGAAGGACAGGAAGTTGGATGTCGTGAGCAAGAATCCGCACACTGAAATTGTCGGAGTGGAGCATATTGTTATCGAAAAATAGTTATCTTTGCATATCTTCTTGTTCTGACGGCAGGCGGTCATTGGATTTATCCGTGGCCGCTTGTTTTTTGTTTCGGAATCGCTATATTTGCCATTGAAGGGAAGCAGTTAAACTTTCATAGGTTTGTTTGTTTTTGGCCTTGCTCGTTGTGAAACGCGCAAGGTTTTTTTATCTTTGCACCGAGGATTTATTACCATAGGATTTGAGCGCGGTTCGCAGTGATGTGCGCCGCGCTTTTTCTTTTTAGCCATTTTTAGGCCGATTTCAGGGCCGTATAAACATTTCATAATAACATATACTAACCGCTACCTATACGCCCTCCAAAATCAAGATTCGGTAAAAATAACCCGAAATGGAGAAATTTTGCAAAAATTATAGAAAAAAGTTTTGCAATTAAAAATAATGCTTATATTTGCATTCGGATTCGAGAATGAATCCACGGACTTGCCCGGTTGCAAGAGAAAAACAAAACGCTATGAAAGAATTAAATTACACAGTCAAGGAAATTAATCACAACTACAAGATTAAGGTTTCCGGCATCTATGAGGGGCAAAGGGTAAATACGCTGGTCGGCGTGCGCGGGTTTATGAATTTCGTTTCCGATGTTGACCTTTGCAACCGCCTTTTGGATAGGGCTTTCAATTCGATGGAAGATGTGTGCGTCTGCAACCTCCGCAGGGGCATCAAGATAAGTTTCTATGTATGTTAAATCAATAAACAAAACAACTATGAAAAAGATTACTTCAACTCTCAAAGAGCGTTGGCCGCTCATTATCCTCGGAATCATTCTTGGACTTGGAACGGCGTTGCTTTGGTAACTATGGAGGACAATTAACAAAAGCACAATAAAATGACAAGGAAAGAATTTGAAACCCTCCGCACGGGGGACAAGGTGGAGTTCATCAAGAGCGACAAACTCAACGGGAAGATAGTGACTATTTCCCGCATCAGCGGCGATGAAATAATCGCGCCGAATCCGCTGCTGGATGGTAAACTTTGCCGCTGGAAGTACACGCATTTCGTAAAGGCTGAAAAGGACAAGGAAATGCCTGTCTGCGTGGCGAAACTCCGCATTATGACGCGGCAGTCCATTATCGGCTTCGGGAAGTTCGCGGATATGCGGATAGGGGACATTTTGAAGGCGGAACCGAAGTGGTTGATATGGGCGTATGGGAAATATGAGAATATCACGTTTACGGACGATATTCTTGAAGAATTGTGCTGCCGGACGATTGAGAAGCCGGGAAAGGACGAAAACATCGTCCGAGAATGGCTTGCAGACAAACTTGATGAAATGACGCCGGATGAAAGAAAATTGTTTTGGATAAAGCATTCACGCGGCGAAAAGAAATCAAGGATTGCGAAAGCGATTGCGGCAACTTTCAACGAAGGGAAATTGCACAATCGCGGATATTTGCAGGCGGCGAATCACGGGCATATCAAATTATGAAACAGACATACAAATTCAAGTCGCACGGCATAAATGTTACCGTGCTGGATGTTGAGGGTGGGAAATACTCGTGTTTAATAAAGCCGTTTGCCTTGCACGGCGGAATCAGGAAGATTCTTGCTCGGTATGAGATTACCGCACGCAGTCAGGCGAGCGCGGCGCAGATGGCAGTTCAAATTTATAAAAATCAATAGTTATGTATTTTTGTTACGATTACAGGATGGTCGCGGGCCGTCCGAAGATGGAAGACCATTTGATTGAATTTGCCCGCAAAAACGCACTTTACAGGACTTTCACGGAACAGGAACGGGCGAAGTTGCTTACCGACCTGATGGATGAACAGGAACGGATGCGAGAAGCGAATAAACGCCTGCGTCCCGTTGAAATTATCTACACAAACGGCTATGACGGGCTTGTTTGGTTGAGTATCGGCGAGCAAAGTTTGTCCTTCCGAGAAATAAAAGGCGAATATGGCAAAGAATAAACCATCACGAAAGGAAACTTACGCGAAAGCCTTGTCGGGCTACGGATATTCCTTTGACGAAGTGCAGATTGTAGCGTATGAGTTTCCGACACTGGCGCGATTAAAAGAGTTCCATTATGCGCTGATTGCCCCGTCGAGGGTAGAAATCATCTTCTTTGACAATGTGGATTACTCCATTGCCCAATGCGCGGTCAGGAAGGACGATAAAGACACGATTGGGCGGCTGGAATACTTCGCCAGCCAGCACGGTGGGAAACTAATCGCCCCGAAGTTGTAAAAAACTGCCCCGCCAATGGCGGCGGGGCAACGTCAAGATACCGTTGTGGGCGATACGATAGGTAAAAAGACGCTCAAAGATAGGGATTTTTCGTGAAATCCCTACTTTTTTGTGCTTTTTGCGGGCCTCTCGCGCCATCCTGACGCATAGATAGCCCTTCCCTGCGCTTCCGCCTGTTGTTTTGTCGGATAGACCTTCCCGGATTGTCCCCAGCGATAACCGCCTTGCACCTTTTGAACTGGCATAATTGTAAGATTTTTTGTTAAACTTCCGCAAATTTAACTATTTTTGCGATTGTATCCTTCAAAGTGTTGGCTCGGTGTTGTCGAGAGGCGCGCCGGGCCTTTCTTTTCATAAAATCAAAAAAATAAAGAAAAATTTTTGCAAATAAAAAATTATGTTTATATTTGCAATCGAATTGATGAACAAACAAACACAACGCGCTATGAAAAAAGATTTTTTGAAACAGATGATGAACTCCAAAATTGGGGTGATTGCGGGAACTATTGTTGATGTAACGGTTTTGGCTGGTCGCAAAGTTGGAGGGATTTATCTTGCAGTTGAAATTGAGGGTAATAATACCGCTGCCGTTTCAAAAATTCAAGATTTCTTTGGAGATAAATTCGATGGCGCAGAATATGACGCAGAATTGAATTACACTTATTGCGGTATCGAACTCGAATAATATGAAAAAGCACTATTCCTCGATGCACTGGACTTGGAACAGCACCACGGGGGAGCGCAAGCCAAAGCAAGCGTTTGAAACGCTGGATGACGCGCTCCTGCAAATGAGACGGTGTAGATACTACGGGATAGTGCAGCCGTATGTCTGCGATGTCTGCGGCAAGTGGCATATCGGGCATTACAGGGAGAATTAACGCACCGGGGCGGTTCCCGGAAACGATAAAAAACAACATTATGGCACACGCAGTTGCAATCAAGCAAGACAAGACTTACAAATGGATTTGTGGGGAAACGCTGATGGGGCGGTTCCAGCCGGAAACTCCGTGGCATTTCATTCACGCTTTTCTTATTTCGCACCAATTACAACACATTGACGAGTGTATCGGGCTGTCGCTTTATGATGCTTTCCATAGTTGCGACAAGAATGTTACGGTTGCCGAGGTAGTGAATCTGATTCAGAATTGCACTGGCGAGGAAGAAGTGGATGTGACGCTATATAACGCATTTATGCGCCTTACAATCTTCGGAGATGGGGGTTGCCCGGAGTGCGGCGGGGATTTGTGGTACGACGGAGATGACTGTTACCATTGCACGGAGTGCAAGGAAAAAATTGAATCATTCAAGGAACTTGAAGCGATAAACTTAATTTAACACACTATGCAGATTAGAATCGAAGAAGCGATTGCCCGCGCTAAACAAAGGGGCAAAAAGGTTAAGAAAATAGATATTGCGAGGCGGCTTTGGCCGGATTCGTCCAGGGCCGCGCAAATCGTCAATATGGGAGGCCTTTGCAATGGACGGACGACGAAGGTATCCCCGGAGTGGGTAGCAATCATCTGCGAGATGCTGGATTGCTCGGCGGACTTCCTGTTTGGAATTTCAAATGATTAACTAAAAGGCGATACGATGGAAAAGACAAATGAAATTTTCCCCGGAATGACCGTGGGGGAAATCAAGGCGTTGTACTTCGACAAGAACGCGCTGCGTGAGCCGGAGTACAGGATTTATCAACTCAACCAGGAGGGTTACAGGTACTACTACCGTTACATTGACGGGGAAGTGGAGCATTACCCGTCTGTTACCACGCTGCTTCGGCAGGTAATGCCGACCAGTCCGCAACTTATCAACTGGATGCTGGATAATGGTCGAGAAGGTTCGATTGAAAAGCGCGACACCGCTGCGGCCTACGGAACATTTATGCACGCGCAGTTCGAACGGCTGATTATCAACAGGACTTACGACTTCGATGCAGTGCCGGGCATTGTCGAGGAATGGCTGAAACGCGAGAATCTTCCTGACAAATTGTTCTTTGAATGGGCGCGGACAATCAGGAAAGATGTCCTCGCCTTCGCGCAGTTCGTCAAGGATTACAATGTGAAGCCGCTTGCGATTGAAATCGGGCTTGTGCATCCCGAAGGGCATTACGCCGGATGCGTTGATATGCCTTGCCTGATGACTATCAAGGGCGAGGAATTTCCCGCGATTGTGGACTTCAAGAGCGGGCGCAAGGGATTTTGGGAGGAACACGAAATCCAGTTGGCGCTGTATCGGGATATGTGGAATGTGAACTTCCCTGCACTGCCGATTGAGCGTATTTTTAATTTCTCCCCGAAGGACTGGAGAAAAAGCCCGACCTACAACTTGAAGGAGCAGACCAACTCCGTCAATATCGCAAAAGTTCCGTATCTGCTTTCGCTGGCGGCGATTGAGGATGATAAGCGGGACAATACCATTACGCTTGTTCAGGGTGTTGTGAACTTGGACGAGGGCGAACTTGCAGATAATGTGCTTACGCTTTCGCTTTCCGAACTTATCAAGAAGAAAGCCCCGGAGATTACGCCAGAAGAATCGGACGAAACGCCATTGTTTACAGAGGACGAAAATTAAGCCGATTTTGAGGATGTATAGGTAAAAGATATAGAATTTATCAACTTTGATTTATACGGCCCTTAAAACCAAAATAACGAGAAAATAACTATGAATGGAAGGATATATCGCCCGGACGACGCGATAAGCCCCCGATTCCCGGAGGCGGGGCGTTTGAGAATCGGGATGAAAAGCCCGCAGGGCTTCCCGATGAGCATTGACTGGTTCCGCGCCACGGGGAAGTATGCGGAGTTGTTCCACAAGGCCCTCGGTGAGAAGCCAGACACGCTGCAAATCATTTTCTATGATGACACGCCGGAGTTAGTGTGTAACGAACAATGGGTGTATCGGGATGCAGCGGGCGCACGGTTCGCGTATGGAGACGGGCAAATTTTCGATGTATGGAACGGAAAGAAGTTCGTAAAATGCACCACTACCCAAATTCCCGACCTGATGCAGAAGGTTGTCGAGCGATGCCCGACGAAAGCGGGGATGGATAATTGGAAAGTAACGCTGACGATGCGTTTTATCGTCCCGGCGGTCAGCGGGGTAATTGGATATTGGCAATTTGTCACGCATGGCGCAGCGTCTTCTGTCAATAATATCAGAAACTCATTTGATGCGGTGCAGATGCTTCGCGGAACGGTGACTGGCTCGGTGTTCGATTTGAGCGTGAAGTTCCACAAAAGCAACAAGCCCGGTCAAAACTCGCGTTATCCAGTTGTAAGTTTGGTTGCGAATGATACGCGGGTGCAGGGGATTCGTGAGATGCTGATTCAGAAAGATTCTACAAAAAACCTTTTACTTTCGGATTAAATTATTAACTTTGCATCATCGTTGCCTACGACCAACGGAAGAAATTTACTTGGATTAACCAAGATAAAAGCCCCCGTATTGGTGTGTCGTAGCCCGGTACGGGGGCTTACTTTTTGAAAATGCAATACACTATTACAATAAATCAATACGCAGTTATTTCCGCCGGATTGGATGTTGATGTTGTGGATATGGCGATATTTGATTATATCAAACATTTCTCTCAATCTGATAAGTGCAAGAAACTACAATCGGATAATTGCGTTTATTTTGCCGTGAGCCATAAAACGATTATCAACCAAATGCCGATGCTCGGAATTTCCACAGGGGCGGGTATAATTAAGCGTATAGGGAAACTTATCAACGCCGGATTGCTGGTAAGGCATCCCGATTGTGAAGTAATGCGAATGACTTTTTATAAATTTGGCCCGAATTATGATAAAGTTGAATTTGCTACCCTAAACGAAAATTCACAACCCTATACAAATGTTGAGGGTACCCATAACGATTGTTTAGGGATAACCCTCAACGAAAGTTTAGGGTATCATAATAATATAAATAATCATAATAATTATAATCAAGATAGATATAAACGCGCACGCGAGACTTCGGAGAATCTTTGTCTTTTTGCCGATTCGAAGTTCTATGATTATGATAAATTCGCTGAACAATTCAAGGGCGATGAATATCGCGGGATAGACATTGCCTATTACTACGGGAAGGTCGCGGACTGGTCGAGCAGTAAGGGCGCGAAGAAAAAAGACTGGATTGCGACTGCGCGAAATTTTATGCGCGGGGATAAAGAGAAAAATATACTAAAACGCGACACAACTATTCCCGGAAGCGGATTGTCGCAGGATGCTTTGAATTACCTTCGTGAAATGGCAGAATAATGAACGAACTTGCAATTAGACGGGCGAACTTAACCAACGCTGAACTTATGGCGGTGCTTACCGCCACTGAACAGACGCTTTATAAAGCATCATCAGAGAAGCCGATTCGCGCTTGCAGCGGAAGCGAAGTAACCGAAGGACTTGCTGCGCGAATGAAATTCATCCTGCGCGATATTGGCTATAAGGTAACTGATGAGGATGATTGGCAATATATCCTCGTGCGGACTTCGGAAGTCGTAAAGAAGTATTACGACAATCTTTCGATAAAAGATATTTCCCTTGCTTTTGAATTGCTATGTGTTGGGGAACTTGATGAATTTCTCCCGAAGCGCGAAGGCCAGCCGGACAGGTCGCACTATCAGGCTTTCAATCCTGAATACTTGTGCAAGGTTCTTAACGCCTACCTTGCACGCCGAGCGCGGGCGCTAAAGAAAGTTCGTGACGCGATGCCGAAAAAAGAAGTGACCGCAACGGAAGCGGAGCGCAAGGAATACAGGCGCAGCGCAGTGAAGATGTGCGTTGATAGTTTTCTTTATTACAAGTACCACGGGCGGATGCCCGCATTGTCGGAGAGTTCCGCGCTTGTGTGTTATAATATCCTTGCGAGTGTCGGGCTGGCGGACGAAATCGAAGTATCTTTGTCCGAACAGACGGAATTATTCAAACGGATGGCTGCGCGATTTGCCGGGACTGGATTCTCCGCAGGAAGTATTAGGCGAGGACAGGAATTGAAGGCGGCATTTGACCGAATGATTAACGATGAAATTCAACTGAAAGATTATGGACTGGAAAATTGATTGCGTTGTCGGCATTGACCCTGGCGCGAGCGGCGGGATTGCCGTTTATAAGAAGAACGAACTGGAAGGGCGGCAGGTTCAGGCGTTGAAGATGCCGAAAGATATGGGTGCGCTGGCTTCGTTCTTGACCTACCTCAAACAGAACTACACGCCGATTGTCTTTTTAGAAAAGGTCAGCACGCGGAAAGATGATTTGCTTTCCGGCGGGGCTATGGGAAAGATTTACCGAATCGAGAAGATGATGGAAAACTACGGAGCATTGAAGGGTGTGATTGAGGGGGCAGGGATTCCGTATGTAATGGTGCATCCTGCGACTTGGCAGGCTGGGCTGGAAATCCGCGTGAAGGGCGAGGAAAAGCCGGAACGGAAACGGAGATACAGGGAGATAGCACAAAAGACCTATCCGAGCGTGAAAGTAACATTGTGGAACGCAGATGCGCTGCTGATAATGCACTACGGAAGGTGGGCGTTGGCGAATCGTGAAAGTTGGGTAAAGGCGAATCTGCCGGAAAGGGAGTTTGAGAAATTATTTTAATAAAAACAAGAAAAAGTTTTGTAATTAAAAATAAATGTTTATATTTGCAATCGAATTGATACACGATTCAACCGTACAGGCGGGTTCCTGAAAAACAAAAAATGCTGTGAAAACTGTATTAAGCGCAATTTCTTATCTTGGTATGACGCGTAAAGCGTGGGTAAATTGCGAGATTTCAAAAGGTGTAGGTGTTCATATTATCGGGATTCCCGACCCTGCAATCAAAGAAGGTCTACTGCGCGTTGTATCTGCAATGCAGAAGTGCGGTTATAAGGTTCCCGGTCAGAGGATTGTTGTACGAATTGAAATTGACGGAATTAACACTGCCGCCGCAAATCTTCCCATTGGTGTTTATCAGTCGCTCGATTTGGCGATTGCTATTGCTATTCTCTCGGAAAGTGGTCAGGTAAAACTTCCAGTCAGCGAAGAATATTTTGTCGGTATGTTAACCGTTGATGGTCAACTCAAAGCGCCATTTACGGGGTTGAAAGATTCTGATGATTCCGCGAGTGTGATTTGGTATGCGATAAAGCCGATTCGCTTATATGGTTGGTGCATGTTTGACTTATGGCGTCATCGCAGTTGGAAGTCGCGTGGTGGTCTCTTAACGGTAACTGTTGAGTTAAACTAAAATCAAACAATATTTATAACTATGGAAAATTTCATTGGAAAGAAAGTGATTATCCGCGCAGACCGCGCTGGTGTATTTTACGGAACCCTTGCTGCGAAGGAGGGTACGGAGGTTGAACTGAAAGACTGCCGCAGATTGTGGTATTGGGACGGCGCTGCGAGCATTTCGGAGATTGCGCTGTTCGGTGTAACCAAGCCGCAAGGCTGTAAGTTCAGTGTCACCGTACCGCAAATTATCATTACGGGCGTGATTGAAATTATCCCTTGTACGAATGAGGCAGTCGAGAACATTGAAGCCGTACCAGTATGGAAAATGTCGAAGTAATCAAGAAGTTTCTTGAAGTAGGTTCCGGTCTCGGTTGCGGTTCCGGTCTCGGTTGCGGTTCCGGTTCCGGCTACGGTCTCGGTTCCGGGGACGGCTACGGTTCCGGTTGCGGCTACAGCTACGGTTGCGGTTCCGGTTCCGGCTACGGTTGCGGTTCCGGTTCCGGTTCCGGCTACGGTCTCGGTTCCGGGGACGGCTACGGTTCCGGCGACGGCTACGGTTCCGGCTACGGTTCCGGCTACGGTTCCGGTTCCGGAGACGGCTACAGCTACGGAGACGGCCTTAAAGAACTCAATGGCGAAATCGTATGGATGGTTGATAATGTCCCTACACTTATTGATAAGGTTCGTGGGAACTATGCAAACGGCCGGATAATCAAGTCCGACCTTGCTACTACGTCTTGTTACATAGCGAAGGTGGGAGAGCACTTCGCGCACGGAGAAACTTTGAAAAATGCTTATGCTGATGCTCTTGCAAAGTCGCTGGAAGATATGCCGATTGAGCAGCGCATTGAGAAGTTCGTTGCTGAGTTCCCGACGCTCCGCACGGAAGCGAAGTGCGAGGACTTCTATAAGTGGCATCATATCCTCACTGGCTCTTGCGAGATGGGGCGAAATCAATTCATCAAAGAGCACAACCTTGATATGGGCAAGGACTACACGGTTGCGTATTTCTTGGATATTACAGAGGATGCTTATGGCGGAGAAGTTATCAAACAACTGAAGGATATTTATAATGAAAGCAAGAATTAAAAATTCGCCGTTTGTGACTGAAATCACTGATGTTGCGTATGGCACCGACGGGGTGTTTTTCGGTTATCGGGACGACAAGGGTAAGTATTATCTCAAGGATGATGTAGAGTTTCCCTCCGAGGATGATTTTGAAGTTTCGTGCAAATGATAGGTAAGATTCTACTTTGCGTCTTCGTCGGTGCTTTACCTTCTCCCATTTGTGATTATTGTGCTATCACCTGTCATCGACGCGATTGTCGAGGCGTGGCAAGATTGGAAAACGAAAGGAGAAAACTATGAAAGTTGAAGAATTGTTTGTTGGGGCTGGAGACTTCTACAAGGTGTTAAACGATTATTTCAAGAAGAGAGATGGTAACGCTATGGTTATTCGAGGTGGGTTACGGCCCCACATACCTGATGGTAAAAATGGAGTCTGATAGGATTCCTCAGATAGGAGAAAAGATAGACACCTATGACAATGACGGGACAATGGTTCCCTTCGTTGTCGAGGAGGTTAAAAGTGCGATTGACTTCAAGGAGTGTAAGTGGTGCGAGAGAGTTGATGTAATGATGAGGAGGATTGGTGATGGGAGCTTTTGAAGATTATATGGCCCGTGAGAATGAGCGCATCTGGGCGGCACGGGAAAGGTATCGCATGGAGGTCTCTGCTGCAATCCTCGCTGGGATTATGGCAAACCCGAACCTTGGGTACTTCGGTGATATGCCGAGCATGGTAACGCACTCTATCAAGGCTGCGGACGAACTGATAAAACAACTGGACTTAAAGTACAACTAATCATGAGTTGGTATTGGATAATTCTCATCGTGCTCGGCTACCTAGTGGTTGCCGTGATAACCGGCGTCCTTTACGGCGTAGTTCTTGACGAAGAAGAGGATATGTGCACGATTGCTGGAGTATTTTGGCCGGTCATGCTACCCATCTTCATTTGTATGCTTCCCTTCATTATTGTTCATGAAATTTTAGATTGTATTCTATGAGCAGGGAGACGATGAAAGCAAAACAACTCATGCTCGGAAACTACGCCCTATACAACGGGCTGACTGTACGGGTCCGCAACATACATGACAACGTGTTTCTCGATGGAGGAGATGAGTCCGTTGAGGTTGTGTACGATGACGGCGTTGTCGTTCTGGTGGACCCTTGCTCGCTTGATCCGATTCCACTCACCCCGGAAATCCTGGAGAAGAATGGATTTGAGAAGTACGGAAAACCGCACTTTAATCTCCAGCAATGGGTAATCAAGGCCGGGAATCGCAATGTTTCAATCGTTCAGGAACTCACAAGAGAAGGTTGGTGTTTCAAGGATATATGGATTACCTATGTCCACGAACTCCAGAACTTCATCAACCTCTGTGCGATTGAAAAAGAAATAAAACTGTAAAGATATGGCAAAAATTAGCGATATTATCAAAGAAAGGCTCGATTGTGAGCAAGAGTTGGCGTGTTTAAAGAAACTCTATGAGGAACAAAAGAAAGAAATAGAGGACCGCATCAAAGAACTCTCAGACAAAGAGAAGGTCGTTTCAGAAGGACTCGACCTTGAAAAGATTGAGTTGGGAAAGAAGGTTTTGTATATTCACGGAAACCCATACCAGCGCTGCCAAGACACCAAATCGGACGGATCCAACACGCTGGCGAAACTCGCTATTGCTGATATTCTTGACGGGTGCAGGCATCTCCGGAAAGAATACTTCGGTCAGAAGCGTTACGAAGGATATCACCAGCGTAGCGACCATTCGTATGGTTATGGACCGAGCCATGGCAGCATAGTGGAAGAAGTCGGCCTTCGCAATCGCGAAAAAGAACTATCTGACGAAGAAGTGGAGGCCGCTGTGTATTACCTGACCGTCTGGCAGCAGTTGCCGGAGGCGAACAAAGAAAAGTAAAACTTATAATCAACAAGAGATGAACTACCCAGAAAACTTGTACAAGTATCGTGCACTTAATGGCATCGCCAGGTACACGAGAGTCAAGGACGGTAAGCAGTACCCTGCACATGTGTACGTTGACAGTATTAAGGTGTGTGATAGCGAGGACGAGAGGATAAGGAAAAGTATTATTCGCCTTCTCCAAGTGGATAGATATATGCCATTGGAAGATAAAGAAAAAGCATTTGCTTACCTCGAAAAGCAGAAAGAGTATGACCCCGTAGAGGATGGCGCGCGGACAAAAATCATTAGTAGAGCGACAACCGAAAAACAAGTGGTTCTTATTTCGGAGTCCAATGGTAACGCGGAAATAGGCTGGGATACTCGTTCCTTGGAGGACACAAAGAAATTATTGGAGCTCGGTATTGCGTTTATCAATAAGCAATTAGGAACGAGTCCCGCAGAGTGGAGCGAGGATTATCGAGAAGAAGATTTGCGGACACGGTTTGCCTTCTATACTTACAAAGATGAAGAAGATGTACTGTATCTTTCCAATGTATTTGTAGAAGAAACAAGTCGTAATAAAGGTTTTGGTACAAAAATACTTGCAGCGGCAGAAAAGGTTGCCGAAATACTCGGAGCAATCAATATCCGGCTAAAGGTAAAGCAAAACTCTCCTGCTAATGCTTGGTATCGTAAGAATGGTTATGGTTACATGACTTTTGAAGGAGACTATGATTGGCTTGAAAAGACTCTTGAATATCTAAAACCAAATAAACAAAAGTGGAGCGAGGATATTATCCGAAAAGCTGTTAAAGAGGTTGGGCTAACCCAGCATCAAATAGATTGGTTCAAAACCAATGTATTCTCGCCTAAGCAAGAGTGGAGCGAGGAAGATGAGCAGATTTTCAATCACATTATTTACTGTGCGGAGAATAGAGGATGGATACCATTTAACGAAATTGATTGGCTCAAATCTCGCGTTAAATCTCTCCGCCCTCAGCCTCACTGGAAGCCCATTGAGGAGCATCTTCAAGCATTGAGAAGAGCAATCAAAAAAGCAGATGTAGGTTCCGACACGGAGCGCTGGCTAAACGACCTTTACAATGACCTTAAAAAGTTATAGTTATGAAACCAAGAGTTAAAATAAATGGGAATAGTCCTTACAGAGAATGGAATCCTGGAGATACTGGCGTTGTAGATGGATATTGTCGTGGCGGAAATGATGTTCCTTATGCTGTCGTGATTCTTGATAAGAATTTTCGTTTTGTAATGGTAAATTTAGAACAACTTGAACAAATTGGATAATATGGGCAAATACATTGACGCAGAAAAACTGATTGCATATCTCAATAAGATAATGGAATCCTATAAATCCAAAATGGTTGACCCCACTAAATTCCCGATTGACCATATAGATTTAATGGCACTTCTTGCAAGAGAATATCAAGCACTTATCGAAAATGTCTCCTCTCTCCAGCAGGAGCAGCCGGAGGTGGATTTGGAGATAGATGCGGTTTCTTTTTGTTTTGATAATGGGATAAACATCTCTCCGAGACAAGCAACCGATATCGCCCGCCATTTCTACGAACTTGGACTTAACGCAAAAAGGTTCAGCCAGAATTGAAATCCAGCGAGCGAAGTGCAAGCATTGGTTCCGCTTCGGGCGGCACAAGGAGGGCGACAATGCGCTGCGCCGGGGCATCGCCCAGGGGGAAGTTGAATGGGTGATTATCGAGCCGAAGAAACT